GGTGGCAAGTTGAGCCAGCAGGAAAAGTCGGCCATCGACGTGCGCGACATCAACATCCAGCACGCACTGGACGACATCGAGAAGGGCCGCGTCAAGATTGCCGAGGCGCGCGCCAAAGTGGCACAGGTGTAAGTCAATTAATTTGAGGCCAAATATCATGATCAAACCGACAATCGGAAGAGTAGTCTGGTATCGACCCAGCGAATGGGACAAGTCTGGACCAGGTGCATTGGTGGCCGCGCAAGGGCAACCGCTTGATGCCCATATCGTTTTTGTGCATGGCGACAAAATGATCAATGTCGCAGGGTTTGACGCCAATGGCGTTCCGTTCCGCAGGTGCAGCGTCACACTTTTGCAGGACGATGACGCTGCACCTGCGGGGTCGGCATTTGCCGAGTGGATGCCCTATCAGGCCGCACAAGCAGCCAAATCGGTGTAAGCCATGGCCATCAGTGCAGCCACCATCGTCGCTGACGCCCTGGCCATCGCCAAGTGCCCAGGGTTCACGTCCCAGGGCGGACGGGCTTTGAACCTGGTCCTGAGCGACTTGGTGCTGCACCGCAACCTCAAGGTGAACCTCGTATCGACCACGATCCCTGTGATCGCCAACTCGAACGGGCCGTTCCTCCTTGAGGCCGATTACCTGCGGACCTATGAACTGATGTATTACATCAACGACCAGCCGTATTTCCTGCGGCCGTCCAACCGTCAGCAGTTCGACAGCGAGCCCAACAAGTCCACCACTGCCAATTACCCGTATGAGTGGGCTAGCGACCTGTCGCCCGAGGCGTTGAGCCCAGACACGGGATGCGGTCAACTGTTCATCTACCCGCAGTCCAATCAGAATCTGACGCTCCAGCACCGCTATTTCGTGCAGCGCGCGGACCTGACGATGCCCGAGACAAGCGCGGTTGTGCCGTGGTTCTCCGACCAGGACTACTTGATCCAAGCGACCGCGGCGCGCATGATGCGTGTGACCGACGACGCACGGTATCCGCTATTCATGGCAAGTTGTGAGAAAATGCTGGAGTCCCATCTTGTGATGGAGGGTGACGAGCAGCAGGTCGTAAAAGAAGTCATCCTCGACCCCCGGCGCTTCCGTGTCGGCGGATCGCTCAAATCGACCAAAGTAGAGCCTTGGTAGGACCATCATGCCCATCCCCGAGAGTGCACCGCTACGATTCACTCCACGGGGTGTTGCAGACGCCTACGACAGCAGCGACACGTTCCCTGGCGCGTGCCGTAAGCTCCAGAATCTGGTGTTTGACCCGTCCAACCCCGAGTTGGTTGTGGCACGGCCCGGCGTTGACGGCAGCCTGACAGCGTTTGCCGGCTTCACCACACCGGGTTTCATTTCCCTGCAAGTCACCATCGGCACCCGCGTTTACGGCATGGTGGCCACAGGGCTCACAGCAGGCAAGGACCAGCCGTTCTGCTATGACCTGCCGACCAGCAGCTTTGTGACGGTCAACGGCGTGACGGCAGGCAACTCCGAGGGCCGCCCGACCAGCCCGTCCACGACCGGAGCGTGGACCCCTCCGACGGCGGCCATGATCGGCACATTCCTAATCATCACCCACCCAGGCTATACCGGCGCGGGCAGCAACTTCTTCGGCGTCATCAACATCAGCACGATGACGTACACCACCGCCAACCTTGCAACGCACGGCTTGCCGTCCGTCCCGGTGGCTGTGGCCAACCTCGGCAACCGGGCCTACTTTGCCTGCGCCAACACGGTCAATTACTCAGACGTGCTGGCGCCGACAACAGCGACCAACGCCGGACAGTCCCTAACCCTGGGCGACAATTCCCCTGTGATCGCCCTGTCCGGCCTGCCTGTGCAGACGACCACAGCGGGTATCGTGAGCGCGCTGCTGTGCTTCAAATCGACCCAAATCTGGCAGATCACCGGGGACGCGGCCATAACCGGCAGCTTGGCTCTGAACTACCTGTCACTCAACATCGGCAGCGCGTGCCCCCGCAGCGTGGCGCCCAGCCCGCTTGGCACGTTCTTCGCCGGGCCGGACAGCGCCTACGTTGTGACGCCCATGGGCGCTGTGATGCCCGTTACCGGAGACATGTCGGGTGTGGGCAGCCAGCCGCACTTGCGCCAGCCGTTCGGCTACGTCACAGTGCCCAGCCGCGTGGCCGGAGCGTTTGCTGGCAACATCTACCGCCTGTGCATGCCGACCATCATCGACGGTACAACCGGCATTTACGACTTCTGGTTTGACACGCGCAGGCTGCGCTGGAACGGCCCGCACACGTTCAACTACGACTGCGCAAGCAGCGCGGGCAACTACTTCATTGTGTCCGGGCAGGCCGCCGGCGCCAAGTTGTTCCAGTCCAACCCCTTCCCGGCCACCAACACGCTCTACACCGACAACGGCGCGGCCTACATTTGCGACATGGTAACGGCTGACCTGCCCAAGCATGACGAGATGGCCATGAAGCAGGTCGTGGAGTCCACGGTGGAACTGTCCAGTGCTGGCTCGGCCAATGTTTACGGCATCACGGCGTTTGACGACAAGGCCAATTTCCTCGCCAGCACCTCTGTGACCACCGCACAGTCTGGCGGCGTGTGGGGCTCCAACCATTGGGGTGACGGCACAAAGTGGACAGGCCGGAACAACCAGCCATTCACCTATAAAATCTGGTGGCAAATTCCACTGGTTTTTAATAAACTCGCCATTGAGATTACATGCCCGGCCGCTGCTGGCGTGTCGATTGGGACATTCTTTGCTCGGGCGCAGAAGACGGGCTACACCTTACAGGACACGCCATGAGCATCATCGGAACATTCCCAACAACCATTGCCAACGGGCAGGTGGAGGACGCGACAGTTGTCATGTCCCTGTTCGCATGGATTCAGGCGCAAACGAACGGCAATGCGTGCGCTGCCACCACGGGGTCGGCTATGCTCAAAGGTGACGGGGCCGGTAACACTGCAATCGCAATATCGGGCACAGATTACGCGCCCGGCACCCAAGCGTTGGCCACAGGTGTATTGAAGTCAACCACAACCACTGGTGCGCTGACAATTGCATCTCTGAGCGACTTCACATCGTTGGGTCTTGCCGCCTCCGGCGAGATTGGAAGTTTCTCTGGTGCTTTTGGCTACAATGCAAGCCAGACGTTGCTTGCAAGCCAGATTGGTATGCAGCTTCTCTTTTATGGTTCCACCGCAGGACAAACATTCACCCTGCCGCTGCGTAGTACAACAACCACAGGTAATGCGTTTTGGTTTGTAAACGTAGCAACAGTTCCATTTACAGTAGCAGTAACTGGATCTGATGCATTAGGCATCAATACACCTGGGCAGGCTTACGCAACCGTTGCCTCAGTTGTGCTACAACCTGGAGATTCTACTTGTTTTGTCAATGATGGTTCTTCTCTCTGGTTGGAGCAGCAAGGAGTTCGCGCAGTTAATTCTCCGCTGATCCGCGCAATTGGGCCAGCCGGTTACTCAGCCACTGGCACGATTGCTCTTTCGGACTTAAATCGTCCGATTGTGAGTTATCCAGCGGTGCCCATCACAACGACGCTGCCCACCGGGACGGCGGCTGGTCAATCGATCTCAATCACAAATAATTCGCCCACTGCTGGCGCGTTCATTACTCTTGCCGGTGCGGGATCGCAAATGATTTATTCCCAGGGGGTTTCAGGTCGAGCCTCCGTTGTTCTTGGTCTGGGTGACAGTGTGGCGCTAGTGTTCGATGGAAGCAACTGGTTTCAGGTCTCGGGAGCAGCTCAGTTCGGCATCGGGCAGACTATTCTAACTGGGACGACCAGCACCTCGACTCCGGTGTCAGGATCGACTTATACAAATATAACTGGCAAGACTATTTATGTGTGGGTAACGTCCCCAGTCAATGCTCTTAGTGCTTCGACATATCAGTTCTCAGTTAATACGGGTGGCGGTATGGTGGTTGTTGATAGCAAGGTTGTGGGGCAGTCCGGGTCCGGTGTGACAAGTCAGATGACTGTAGGCGGACCAGTTCCACCGGGCGCTAGTTATATGGCTAACGTTGCTGGTGGCGTGTCGGTTTGGAAAGAACTTCGCTAAGGAATAAAAATGACTATCTGGATTGACTCAACCAACCAACTACACGACGACATGAATGGGGCTGCGCTGACACTCCCAATCTGGCCGCAAGGTATGACGCAAGCCACGGCGGCACAAATTGCTGCAATCACGAATCCCCCGCTGACGCAAGCACAGCAACTCGCCCTCTACAACAGCTCAATACAAGGCGTGCTTGATGCCTATGCGGTCTCCTTGCAGTACGACGATATGAACACAATGGTCAGCTATGTCGCATCGACCAATGCGCAGTTCAAATCGGATGCCACTGCGGCTATTGCTTGGCGCGATGCTGTCTGGACCAGCGCATACGCAACGCTTGCCGCCGTGGAAGCTGGAACAACTCCGGCACCCGCATCTGTAGCCGCATTCCTCGCAACTCTACCGGCACACCCATGATATTCCTACTCTACACCTGGCTGTTCTACATGGCCGCCGCGCTCTCGATAAGCATCTATCGGATGTGGGTCAAGGGCACGCTAAACCTGCTCAACAAGCTCGCGTTTGCCCCTGTGATCATCGCGTTCTTCCTGCTCGACGTGGTTCTGAATTACACGGTTTTGATACCCGTTTTGGGCCTCCCTCCCCGTGGCTGCACAACCATGTCCGACCGTTTTCAGGTTTATCACACTGATAAAAACCTCGACGGATCACCGTACACAGCAACCCTTTTGCAGAAAGACGTAGGCACGTTTATTTGCACCAAGTTGCTCAATCCTATCGACCCGACTGGAGATCACTGCTGATGAACGAATCATCCATTGTTGAAATAGGTTTGGCCATCCTGAGCGGCTTTTTTGTGTTGCTATGGTATCTATTGCAGCAAAAGGATGAGAAGCAGCAAAAGGATATTGAACTGCTGTGGACGAAGCACGACCTCGATGCAAGAGAACTCGATGCGTTGCGGCTGCAAATTGCCTCGCAGCACTACGTCAAAAGCGAACTGGACAGTAAGTTTGACCGCATGGAGGAAACTTTTCGTACAGGCTTCAAAGACCTTGGATCAAAAGTCGATTCATTAACCAGCGCATTATTGAAGGAGCACACAAAATGAACTACTCCAACGCGGGCGTTCTTTTTACCGAACATGCCGAGGGCTGCAAACTCACCGCCTACCAAGACCAGAAGGGCGTTTGGACTATTGGAACAGGTCACACCGGGCCTGAGGTAGTCGAGGGGCTGGTCATCACCCAGGGGCAGGCGGACCTTTACTTGAGCTCGGACATGGAGACGGCCACCGCCGGCGTGAACGCGGCCCTCTCGGGTGTGATTGACACGATCACCCAGGGCGAGTTCGATGCCTGCGTGGACCTCGCCTTCAACATCGGCGTGCACGCTTTCACCGAGTCTACCGTCTGCCGGTGCTTGAACGCAGGCGACCTCGCTGGTGCACGCGCTGCCTTTTTGCTCTGGGACAAGTGCGGCGGCCAGTACAACCAGGGCCTCTTCAACCGGCGCACCGCCGAGGTGGCCGATCTCTTTAATTCTCAGGAGGCCGCATGAACTGGTCTGACGTTGCAAAATCCATCGCCGACAACTTACACCCTAGGGGAATAACATGGACTTAACCGGAATGGCCACTGTGGCCGAAAGCGCAAAAGGAATTTTGGGGATGTTCTTCCCCGATAAGACCCAACAGGAAAAGGACCAACTTGCCGCAGCTCTGGCAATGCTCAACGCGCAGACAGACATCGACAAGGCCGAAGCCCAAAGCAGCGACCCGTTGCAGCACTGGCGCGGTGGGCTGGGCTGGGTGTGCGCCTTCGCCTACGGGTACAACTTTGTGCTCCAGCCGCTAATGGTGGCGGCCGCGACCTTGTCGGGCCACCCGGTGGTGCTGCCGGTGCTCGACATCGGCCCACTGGCAACGTTGACCCTAGGCATGCTCGGGTTAGGCGGCTTGCATGTGGCCGAACGTGTTAAGGGTGTATCGTGAAACCTGCTATCAAGACCGCATCGGGCAAGGTGGTCACAGCGGCAAAGCCTGGTATGAAGCATGTTGAGATACCAGCTAAGGGCACGCGCGGCTTCACGGACGGTGGCAGCTTCCTCAGTCGGGCCGAGGCCGCCAAACGCGCCGGCATACCGGGCGTAAAATCGCTTCATTCCGAAGACCTACCGGCCTATAAGGCCAAGCACCGCAAATGAAC